CAGCGACACATTTATTATCGGCCCTACACCTGATGATGATTTTACTACGGAACTTCATTACTACTATCAGCCTGCGTCTATCGTTAGCTCTACTACGTCTTGGCTTGGGACGAACGCGGACACCGCACTTCTTTATGGGGCACTAATAGAGGCATACACCTACATGAAGGGTGATCCCGATATGATGCAGTTGTATCAGCAACGGTATCAGGAAGCTATGGGTTTGCTGAAGTTGCAGTCTGAGGGAAGAATGACTGGTGATGAGTATCGTGATGGTACGATAAGGACGGCTAAGGCGTAATGATAAACGGCAAGGTAGGGGATGTAATCGTCACGACTACAGATAACATGAATCTGGGTCCAGAACATTGGGCAGATCGCGCTACCGAACAGGTCATTTCTGTCGGAGAAGATTCACATCCATTCATCGTAGAGCAGGCAAGGGCTTTCAAGGATCGTATTCGCCATGTAGTGCATTACTACATGATCGAAGCGATCAATGAGGATCGCTCTAGGGTGGTTGCGTTGCTGCGTTCAGCAGGTCACCATGATTTAGCCAATTCCGTGGAGAAATTATAATGGCATTTTCAGGAAATTTTATGTGCACCTCTTTCAAAAAAGAGTTAATGGAAGGTGTTCACAACTTCAAGAATTCAGGCGGAAATACATTCAATATTGCACTGTATACGGATAGTGCTTCATTCACTGCCGCTACTACAGCGTATACGAGTAGTAATGAGATTACTAATGATGCAGGATCTGCCTACTCTGCCAAGGGAAATTCGTTAACTCGTGTAGATCCTACGACAAGTGGTACGACCGCCTATACTGATTTTGCCGATACTTCGTGGTCTAGTGCTACGTTTTCGGCTATGGGTGCAATGATTTTTAATGACAGTGCAAGCGGTGATCCGGCTGTTGTTATTTTAGATTTTGGTGCACTGAAAACAGCCACTGCTGGTACGTTCACGATTGCTTTCCCTGCGGCGGATGCGAGTAACGCGATCATTCGTATAGCGTAGTATGGCAAATGTAACCGGCTGGGGCCGCTCTACTTGGGGTTCTGGTACTTGGGGCGAGCCGGTTGCGGTTGATGTAACTGGAGTAGCAGGAACAGGTGCAGTAGGAAGTGTTACGGTAACGGCTGATGCCAATGTTACCGCAACGGGAATTGCTGGTACTGGGGCCGTAGGATCAGTCACGGTAACAGCAGATGCAAACGTAACTGCCACTGGATTGGCAGCTACGGGCGCAGTAGGAAGTGTCACTGTAACAGGTACGGCTAATGTTACGCTGACGGGTATAGCCGGAACGGGTGCAGTTGGTTCGGTAACGGTTAGTGGTGATGCGAGTCTTTCAGTCACTGGAGTGGCTGGGACAGGCGCAGTTGGATCGGTCACGGCGACGGGTGACGCAAATGTGTCCGTCACTGGAATCGCTGCAACAGGTGGACTGAGTTCGGTAACCGTGACGGGTGACGGAAATGTCACGGCTACGGGATCTGCGGGAACGAGTGCTGTTGGGTCCGTCACGACATATGTCGATGTAAGTGTCGAGGTGACGGGAGTAGTAGGTACGACGGGAATAACTGGCGTCAACGTATGGAGTATTATAGATGATTCGCAGACACCGGACTGGTCGGAGATTAGCGACTCTCAGACTCCAAGTTGGTCAGAAGTATCGGATTCTCAGACACCAAGCTGGTCGGCGGTTGATGACGCACAAACGCCTGGGTGGTCTGATGTCAGCGATGCCCAAACTCCTGACTGGAAGGCGGTGATTTCATAATGGAAGCCAGTGGCATTCTTTCTATGATTGAGCAATACGGCCTTCCATTGATCTTGTTGTTGGCTGCTATCTATGCCCTGTATCGTTTTCTCGTGTTTTCACTGTACGAGGTAAAGAACGAATTCGGACGCCGCCATGAAGAGAACAGCAAGGCGGTGTCAGAGTTAAAGGTGTCTGTCGCGGAGATGCGATCAGACATTAAAATTTTAGTCGAGTTTGTTAGAGCCAACCGATAGAAGGTGATAATTTCATAATGGATCTGAGTACCTTGGCTTCTATTGTTTTGGTGCTTCATGCACCTGTTGCTTTATGGCTAACGGTTATCGACAAGTTTGTAACATTGGATAGATGGAAAGCTAAATATATCAATCCCATTACACCCAAAATTTTGCTTGACGGCGGATATGTGGCAACGTGGATCAATGGCACCTTGGTAACCCTATTAAGTACGGCCTATGCAGCTATTTGGGGGTTGATTTTACCGGAGAGTTGGGTAGGTGGGGCAAGGCTGGGGGCTGCTGCCGCATTAGGAGTCTACACAGTAGTATCTGCTTATAGCTGGCGTCATCATAGCAGTAGGGGTGTGCCAGGTAAGTGGGACTTTCCCAGTGGATGGGGAACGAATGGTATTATGAACATCTTAGGCCCTATCTTGGTAAATCTTTGGACTTGGACGCTATAGGAAAAAGACATGGGAACATACGTCAATAATTTAAGGTTACTGGAGATTACTACTGGTGATGAGTCAGGCACCTGGGGCACAAAAACCAATACCAATTTAGAGCTTATTGGCGAAGCCCTTGGCTATGGTACGGAAGCTCTAACCACGAATGCCGATACACAAACAATCACCATGGCCGATGGTGCTTCCGATGGGGCGCGAGCGTTCTATCTGAAGATTACCGGGGCTCTGGATTCAAACTGCACGATTACTCTTGCACCGAATACAGTTAGTAAGCTCTGGATTATTGAAAATGCTACGACGGATTCCGGTTCATCCGGGCCGTATAGCATCATTATTAGCCAGGGTTCTGGTGCTAACGTCACGATTGGCAACAGCAAGGTTTCGGTTCTCTATACCGATGGTGCCGGGGCTGGTGCTGCGGTAGTAGATGCGCTGACCGATCTGGTCGTAACCGACAGCCTCCAAGTTGCTGGCCCTACCCTGACTGTTGGTGATGCTACGGCGGAAGACACGAAGCTGCTGTTTGATGGTAACGCGAAAGATTTCTATGTGGGCTTAGATGATAGTGCCGATAAGCTCGTTATTGGCGAAGGCTCGACTGTAGGCACCAACAACATTCTAACTATTACGGATGATACCGTAACTATTGGCGATGCAGCCGCTGTTGATACGTCGATTGTATATGATGGAAATGCCAAGGATTTCTATATCGGATTGGATGACAGTGCCGATGAACTGGTTATTGGAGAGGGATCGACCGTTGGTACGAACAGCATCCTTACGCTCACCGATGATAGTGTCACTATTGGTGATGGAGCGGCTGTAGATACCAAGATCGTCTATGACGGCAACGCTCAAGATTTTTATATCGGGCTAGACGATTCTGTAGATGATCTGGTGATTGGTCTTGGATCTACTGTCGGAACGACTCCTGCCGTGACTATTGATGAGGACCAAAAGGTTGTATTTCCTGCGGCCCATGTAACGATAGGAGATGGCACCGCCGAAGATACTGCACTGATTTACAATGGTAATGCACAGGATTTCTATATCGGCTTGGATGACTCAGCAGATGATTTGGTAATCGGTCTGGGGTCTGCCGTTGGTTCAACTGCGATTCTTTCGATGACCGAAGATCAGGATGTTAGCATACAGGCGACGAAGAAACTGTATTTCGATGGCTTTGGAAATACATATCTGTCGGAGTCCTCTAGCGACGTTTTGATGGTCACGATTGGCGGGACTGATCGTTGGAGATTCTCAGGTGGTAATATTCTAGCTCATGCAGATGACAATTACGATATCGGTGCGGCAGGAGCGAATAGGCCACGCGATGTTTATGTCGGCACTAACATCCAGATAGGTGATAATCCCGCAGATAGTGGGACTATAAGGCTACAGAAGAACTTCGGGATCTTCACCCGTAATAACGCCAACGATGCGAACAAGGTAGTTATATCCGAAAACACCTTTACCGGAAATGACACTCTGGACATAGGCGATAATACAAAATGGGCCGCTATTCGCTTCCATGTTTCAACTCTAAATGTGATGGAGCTTACTTCCTCAGCCATTAACCTCAATAAAGCGGTCACCGCGAACAATGCGGCGATCAAGCTGACGGGACTCGGGACTAGCGATCCCGAAGTAGCTGGTCAGCTTTGGCGCAGTGGTAACGACGTAAAGATATCTACGGGGTGATAGCACATGACTTATGATTGGGAATTTTCGAGCTTGGACTGTTTCAAGAGCCATGAAGGCCAGACAGATGTTGTGTTTGATGTCGCTTGGCGATTGACTGCTAGGGATGGCGATTCTTCTTGGAGTGCTGGAGGACATCTGGAGGTGACCTATACATCAGGTGATCCGTTTATTCCTTTTGAGAGCCTGACTAAAGCCGATGTCCAGGGCTGGTGTGAGGCTGGTCTTGATGTGGATGCGATTAAGGCCGCGCTCGACGCCAAAGTTGCCGAACAAAAGAATCCTACAACTGAGGTGTTAGATCCTCCATGGCTTTCGGTCGATGGAGGGTGATATGGCGACTTTTCTGTCATTGCTCGCTATCCCCGCTGCTGCTGGTGCGGCATGGGGAGGAGTGAAGGCGGGCTTAAACGGGACTAGAGAGTCCCTCGCTCAGATAGAGCGCATTATTAATCGTTTAGATGAGAAGGTAGATACCCATGGCGAACGCCTCGCGTCGGTCGAAGCAGAAACAGCAAACCTCA